TCAACAGGCGCAGCTTTTTTATCTTTCTTGCGAACAACTTTAGACGGTGGCGCTTGTTCCTCTTCGTCTTCGGGTTCGTCTTCTTCCTCAACTTCTGAAAGATCGAAATCGCTATCAACGTGTTCGGAATCATCGCCTTCGCCAAACAGCGAACCTAACACAGAATCAATTCCCATGTTATCGCTGGCAAAAGGACGTGAAGTAAGAATGTCACCAAGAGGCGCGAACAGATCGTCTTCTTCGTTTTCTTCTTCTGCTTCTAATTCACTTTCGAGAATTTCTTCCTCTTCGTGAATGTCGTCTTCTTCGTCCAGAGTTTCCTCTGCAAGAATACGCTTAACCTGATTGCGCAAGCGAACAGTTGGAATTGCTTCTTCGTCCGTATCGTAAACACGAGGTTTAGGGCCGGGCGCTTCCATTTCGCCAGACTTGATTTTATCTTTCATTTCGTCGTAGCGTTCCTGTTCTGCCCTCACATTTTCTTTGGCTGAACGTTTGGCGTCACGCGCTGCAATCTCACGCGCCAGTTTTTCAGCACGGATTTCCAGACGAGCACCTTCACGCATTTCAGCCTGAGAGCGTTGTTTTTCTTTCTTACTGGCAACACGATACCGTTTTACGTCTTCGTCAGTAAGCGTTCCGTTAGGCCAATCCTGAATCGGCATAACTAAAGTTTCAGCCACCAGCTTGTCGTAGTTTTCAGGAGAAAGTTTCAGATACATTCCTTTCTCGTTAATCAGTACGCCGCCTTTTGCGTCACGAATATAACGCAGGCCGATCATTTCATTTTTCGTTAAACGTTCCTTTCCTTTTGTATGCTGTACTTCAACCAAAGGAGTAGAAACGATGCGCCACTGATAGTTGCTAAAATCAATGCCGTTTTTATATTCGTTTGGAACAGTGCGAGGCGCGAATCGAGAATTGTCGAAATTCTTACGCTGCAACTGACGTTCCGTTGATTTAATGCCACGCACTTTTGCACGACCTTCACGCTGGGCAATATCAGGTAGCTTGCGCAGTTTCGTTGCTTTTTCTAAAATCTGATTCCCGTTCTTTTTATCGAGAGGGAAATTGATATGCGGCATATCTGGAAAAATAAGAGTGAAACGTGATCCGCTCTTGAGGCTTTTAACGCCGAAAATATCGCCTTCACGAATCATACGTTTGTGCGTACGTTCTGAAACTTCTTTCCCGCGCTGTCCTGTATATTTAAACCAGTTATAATCGCTAATCGCTTCATCATAAGTTGCAGACAAGGATTGCATTTTTGTTCTCCGTAATAGGCAGTATGAATAAATTAGGAACTTCCTTGTTCCTGTATCCATTAACCGCCAGCAAGATAGCCGCGAGTGTCACAACCGAATTCGCCACAATATTCCCCGCAAGGAATTTTGATAGCCCACGTCCATGTTTTATCGGGTTGCTGAATTGCAAAGATTTCGTCCGGAGACTTCTTCCAAACATTTACAGCATTTTGCAGTGCATCCAGTTCCGTTTCAAAATAACCTTTCTTGAGCGGATCAGGTTCGCCGTAATCAACGGTAGGCACAAACATTGTGACTTTCATTCTGTCCACTGGATGCGAAATGATTTCTACGCCGCGTGGCGCAATCGATCCAGACTGAATAGTTTGAGCTTCAACATGTCGCGCTTTACTCATCGGGCTAGACTTAACTTCTGGAGGCAACGCAGGTGCATAAGAGAATCCGCTCTTATAAATAGCAGAAGGAATTTTGTGTTCAACAAAAGATTCCAAACGCTTAGCGTCCGAGCCAACTTTCAATTCAACTGACATATCCACGCGATGAACTTTTGTGGTGCCAACGTGCAGAGGATCATTAAGATACTTGTACGTCACCGCAGCCATAACAAATTCAGCATGAGGCGTAAGCTGATACTGCGCATTCATTTCAAACCAACGCGGAACAGGTGGAGAATATTCAGCGTTTGCCTGAGTAAAGATAACAGGCTGAGAAGGCGCAACAGAGATTGAAAAGTTTTCCAGATTAATAAAGTCCCACTGCATCGCATAATCTGCGCGAGGGATTACTTCTTGTCGCCAAATACTCACAGCAGGATCGACATACGAACGATTGTACGTGTCGGTAATGTCAGCCTCAAAACCAAAATGAGATCCTAAAACTGGAGGCCAGATACGATCAGCTTCCATAAACTGCTTGTAAGGTTCTGCATCTTGTTGCTGTGAAGGCGGCGCAGGATCTGCTTTCGCGTCTTGCGTGTTTTCCAAGTAGTCAGATTCCGCTGCATATTGACTAGGCGTGGCAGCAGTCTCAACATACACAGGAGAGGTTTCAACAGTGTCCGAAACTTTATTCCATTCCTGAACATCAGGCAAAGTAACGTCAACCGGATTAATCGCATTCCAGTTTGTTCTGCGCGAAGTAGAGATTTCTTTTACGATTAAAACCGTATCATTTGCTTTTAAAATCTTCGGCTCAAATTTATCAGCAGAAGTTTCAAACGCATTGTCGAAATCAAAACCTTTGTGCAGGCCGTACGCAGAATCATAGCCACTGAACATTTCAGGCGACTTGATTATCGACTCCGCAAACAAATGCCACTCTTCGTAAACCTGTTTGACGTTGTACGAGGCAAACGAAAACGCAGCCTGATACTTTGAATCAAAGTTTGAATCAGTGCTCACATAAGCGCTAACAAAACTGAACAGGTCAAAGTTGGTATTCCTGCGCATGATAGCAGAGCCATAGCGCATATCAGATTCAGAACTTCTCCGCATGATAGCAGAGTCATAGCTCATGTCTGTTTCTGACTGGATGCGAGGCAACGCTTCACCAAACACACGCACCACATCGTCCGTATCTTGACGCATCAAAGCGCTAACGAATTTTGTTGTGCTGTTTGTTTTGCGTGAATCAAAAGCGTACTCGAAATCAGGAGCAAGAATTTCAACAACTTCTGATCTTCCCGCGTCTTTGTATTCTAACTCGCCTTCGAAATCATGCAGCCACGCGGCTTCCGCTTTATTGAACGTCAGAACTTTCGGCGTGTTGTGTGACGGATAAGATTCAAGAATCAAAACTGAGTCACACGAAATATCTTTCAATTCAAAAGCATTCCGGTACACACCGCGACTGTCCAAATCCGAATCAATATCCTGTCCGTCGATCTCAAACAACACGCCAGCAGGAACGCGAACGTCAGTGAAAAAGTTTTCAGGAATTTTATCAAACTTGATTGCAGCAGAACGAGCAACAACCATACCCCGCGAATAAACAGGAGCAGGCTGATCATCAAGCCACGTTTCATGCGTCCAAATATCCCAAGTGTATTTGTAACGCGAACTACCAAACTTAACTTGATACTTCTTATCCGGTTCCGTTGGCGTAAACTGAACGCGTGTTGATTGTCCGATTTCGAGAGTTATCGCTTTGCCGCCCTGAATAAATTCTCCAATGTCAGAATCTATTGTAAGGGCCAGCGCAGTGATACCGGTATTTGTCAGCACTCGCGTTTGATACAAAATTCCCGTAGGTGCATAAGCACGGTTTGGAATCGGATCAAATTCAATTTCTGATACCGTGTAAATTCCCCAATCGGTTTCATACTCACCAGCTTTGACGTTAATCAAAGTAATGTTGTATCCGTGTTTGATGCGCATGTAAAACTTATCGCCGTTCACCATAAAATAAGGTGCGTCGATTTTCACATCATTCACGTACAGTTCAACACGATCCGGATCTTCTTTTCCGTCAACAGTGATATTAAGTTCGATGCGCTGGTTAATGCCTGTCATCGTCTTAACTTCTGTTTGCTGCCAACTGTAATCCGGCACGTCATAAATTGTTTCAAACGTGAAAGGATCAGGATAGGGATCGGGAACCACTTCAACCAATCCATTGCTGCGACCCACACTAAACGGGAACGCCTGATTGGTTAAAAATTCGTGCTCAGCAGTAACGGTAACGCTATCGCCATTGCGAACCTGCACAACAGATTTTCCATTTACTGTTGCTGTCCACTTTATTCCTTCCGGCAAAATCAAAGGCAACACATCGTCAGTGTCGTCAAAGTTTGCAACAAAAGTAAAGGTAACTTTTTTACCAAGCGGCACATCATAGGCAGGCAGTGTAGCGCCAAACGTAGGCAGATAAGAATGATTAAGCGTGGTTGTCGGACGTGCAACAAAACCATATTTCTGAGTTGTTGCGCCGTTGCTCATCAAACTTAAATACGACCAATAGCGAGAGCTAACATCCGTTAACGGTTGCGCACGATCAACGAAACTTTTACGCCCTGTTGTATCCGCACCAGCAGCAAGAATTAAACTCGCAGTTGGATTGGTAAACGTTGCAGGGTAACGCAAAAGATTTGAATCCGCAGTTCCAAGATCGGTACGTGCGCTTGTTTTGATTCCAAACCTTGCCAAAGTGTTGTCCGTAAAATTCACGGAATAAACATCTTCGGTTCCCGGTGCGAACGCATAGAAAAAGTTGGATGCGCTAGGCGTCTGCCAAACGTCAGTACCAACTAATCGACCGTCACGCGTAATATAAGCATCCAAACTTTCGTGGCAGTTAACGTAGAAATCATCCGTACGTGAACTTACTTCTGAAAAGTTTGAATCAAGTTTGTGAACCTTTCCTTCGCTATCGAAAACTGCGAACAGTGGATCGAATGCGCCTGTTGCTTTTAGCAGTACCACGCGGTTAACGCGATAAGGCAACACAACATCCGGCTGCTTTTCCATGCGCACGTTATAGCAACTTACTGTTCCGTTAGAAGCAAAAATTGCAACTGTGCGACGGTGAGTAGAAGGAGAGTAATACGCGACAGCATCAGCAAACTCTTGAGAAATTGTTTTGTAGCGAACAAGACTCTGAGTGTCTGTTGGGTTATTGAAAAGGTGAACTTTTCGCGCTGCTTTATCAGCAACAAACCAAATAGGCTGTTTGTAGTCAAACGCAGATTCATTCAGCGTAATGCTTGATAATGGTTTCGGAACAAGTGCATCAAGCGAAGCAGAATCCAATGCAGTTGCGCCCCAAGCAATTACGGCTTCACCAAATTCAGGATCAACTTTATCTGCTTTGTACAGCGCATCGAAACCGCTCATCAGAGCTTTAGGCGTAACTGTTTTTGAGACAGGCAACATTAAGTTGCGCGATGCGGATTGTAGAATTGTCCACTGTCCGGCATAGTCATAATAAACAGTAACGTGTTTGGATTCATATTGTTTCGTTGGCGGCGTGGCACTAACATTAAAGTTATACATGCCATACTGATCAGCCGTTACCGAAACTTGATCCGTGCCGTTATCAAACTTTCCACCAACAACTAAAAACTTTAATGTGCCGGAAGGATAACGTTTGATATGAATCGCATTAGACCAAGATTCAGCTTTGTTTGAAACAATCGTCTGAATGTTATTGGCCATTTTCTTTCCTCACGCGGGAGAAACAAAAAGTGGGGCACGAAGCCCCACGAATTATCGCAGTAATTAAACGCCGCCGCCAGCTTCCAGAAGGAACACACGCATACCGGTGTTTTTCGGGCTGTTCGCAGACAGCGCACGGTAGGTACGTTTTTTCTCAACCGGATTTTGTGGATCGGTATTGTCCATTTCGTTATAAACCTGAACAGCGATTACAACGCCGTTGGAAATAACGTCAGCAGACGCATAACCGATCATGTCGATTTCGTACGGGTAAGAGTAACGGTGAGTACCGAAACCTTGCGGCAGACGGAAATCGAATTTGTTGTTTTCAGAGAAAGCAACTTGCTGGAGTGGGTTGATAACCGCAAACGCATCGCCAGTGTGCTGAACCGCACTCACAACAGGAGCCGGAGCATTCACATCAGACTCACGAACAGTAAAGCGCTGAATACCATCCGGGATCAGATCGTTACTGGTTTCGCTACCGCCGCCGTTCACGCTGTACATGCAGAACAGCGGAGCTTTGCCATCCAGTACAACAGAACCGTCGCGATTGATTGCGCGTTGAACAACAAGCCACGCCTGACGACAACCGAAATCATCCGCACCTTCAACAGAAATGTGCAGCGCGAAACCGTGATCGGAAATCGACAGATGATAAGTCATCGGAGTTGATGCAGGATCGGTAAAGATCAGGCAATCTTTATCGGTGTCGGTATAACACATTGTTCCGGCATAAGTCGGAGTTGGTGAAGTGTTTACCTGTGGCAGAATGCCGCGATGCCAGAAGTAAGTTTCGTAAGACGAGTTTTTGTCTGCGTCTTTGTCGATGTTACCCGGCATTGCAGTAAGGCAACGTTTACCGATAGCACCAGAATAAATCGGCTGTGGTGCGTTGGCGATAACGTTCTGACCAATTTTGGCAATGGTGCCAGTGTCAGAAATCTGATCAGGAGTTGCAACGTTCAGACGAGTTGAAAGCTGCGCGATCTGACCAGCGATACGCCAGCGCTGTTTGCCGTCAACGCCTGCCAGAACATCAACCTTATCAGTTGCTTCGATCACAAAGCTGTTCAGTGAAACAGTAGGCAGACTTGATCCAGCGGTGCCGTTTGCACTTACCAGATTGAAACCGTTAGCCAGCATATCGGTTACAATGTCTTTCCACATTTTCTGGTTGTCGGTGTAACCAGTTTTCTTGATAAACTTACCCATTTTCAGGTTCCTTATTTTTTACTTATTCGCCAGCAGATTCAACAACTGCGACAGGGAAAAGAATACGCATACCACGGTTATCTTTTCCGTTGGCATTCAGTGCGCGGTAAGTTGTTTTTACCGATGCAGGCGTAAGATCAACTTGCGATGCCGCAGACATTACATCCGCAGAAGTGTATCCCAGCATATCCAGAACGATATGATAAAGATAACGATGCGAGTTAATCATGTGCGGGAACAGAACGATTGCAGAGTTGCCTTCTGCGATCATTACCTGTTGCATTGGGTTGATTACCGGAATGCCATCAGGCGACGGAACCACTGCGCTGATCGGTGCAGTTGCCGCGTTAATGTCACGCTCGATCACAGTGAAACGCTGAATAGATTTAGGATTCAGAGTATCCGGATCACCTGCCTGTCCACCACCAGCAGAGAAGACAGCAAACAGCGGAGAGTTCGGATCAACTGCGCCAGTTTCCGCGATTACGCCACGCTGAACAACGAGCCAGCTAAATGCTGTACCGGTATTGTCCAGACCTTCCGCGTTAACGTGAAGCGCGAAACCGTGATTGCCAACACTCAGATCGAAACTGAAAGGATACGCTGCAAATTCTGCATTCGCATCAACTTTCCAATCTTTCGCGAGATCGATAAAGAAGGAATCTTCTGCGCCGTCAACAGACACACGACCAACTTCGCCAGTTGAAGAACGTTTAACGGCTTCGAAAGAAGCATTGATCTGGCTGGTAGGAAGAACGTGCAGCGACAGAGTTTTATCTGTGTTGCTTGCAGTTAAGATCACTGACCACTTTTGATTTTCAAAAAGAGAATCAACAGCAGCCGACGGAGTTAATACCAGTGAGCGAGCATTAGTGCCGATAGTGCTACCAGCAGCGCCGTCAACAGCAGTGACGGTAAAGCCTGCGCTAACCATTGCCTGAGCCACTTTGCGAGCCAGATTTTCCAATCCGACAATGCTTTGGCCTTTTGTGTAAGTCATGAAAATTACTCCATTACTAAGTAAGTTACTGAAACTTTCGGTTGTGCCGCAGACGATCCTAAATTACGCATAACACCGTAATGCGTAACGCCTTCTTCGACAGAAAGAAAAGAGAAGCGACGTTTTTTCACAATCGTTTCGTCTTCGATCATCACACCGTCATCACGAAGAAAGTCTACAGTGGAACGGAAAACGTATGGGTTTCTGTCATTGCGACTTTCTGTTGAGTGGAATTGCAGTTCAATGTCGAACGCGTTTAACTCGACGATCAACAGCATACAAGTTTTCGCCATATCCATAGTGAAATTAAGATTTTCACCCGGCTTTATAAAATCTTGTGCGCTATATTCCACCTTTAATCGTGCGCCTGCACCCGCGCTTCCTGCAAAGTTAGCCCACATCAAACCGCCATCGACGCTTGACGTTAAAACTAATCCCGCAGTATCCGCTTTCGGAATAAGTTGCGAATCTTCGAGACTCACAACTTGTTCGTTATTTGCATTCTGAGTAACTTGAAGAGGACTTTGGAAAACTAAATTGTTTCCAAGTTTCGCGTCCTCCCAAGTTTTCATATCATCCGCAAGCTGATACATTTGTTTGTCCTCAGACACCCAAACCATCATACCCGCAGAACGCGCAGCCGATTTGATTGCGTCACGATCTGTCACTGACTTCACGCAACGCAATCCCCCTTTCAAATGAATATCTTGAACGAGGAAAGGTAGAGAGTTGTTCGACGGTAATAAAAACGAAGTCATCATTACCGGCATTTCTCTTTCTCCTTTATGGCATACCTGACAGCGGATCTTTCGAACCGTAAGTCAGTTCAAAACTAAAGTCATACTGATCGCCAAACGGGAAATCGTTTCGATAGATGTAATACAGCACACCATCAATCGTAACTTCCGCAGCGCCAACAAAATTGAAATCGTCAAACTCCATTGCGCCATCCCACGAACCAGCAAAGCCGCTAACCGGATCGCGGAAATATCCGTAACCAAGTTTCGCAGGCCACGCAACATAATAGAACAATCCGTTAGCCTCAGAAGAGGTTCCTTTCGGAGTGGCGATTGTTTGCGTACCAGTTTCAGTAAGATTTGTTTTCAGCGATTCAAAGAATGATTTATCGAATCCTGCCAGACTCATAACGCGTGTATGCGTACCATAACGAGGGCCGAAAGCAGTTGGCACATCCGCAGGCAAGATATTCACGTCGCGAGTTACAGTTACAACTTTTCCTTCCAAGCGATAGATCGCAGTAATGCGCACAACAGCAACAGCGCTAACAACAGAAGTTGAAAGCATACCCGCTTTGATTGTTGGTGAAGCACTTCCGCTAACACTTGAAACAGACCATTCAGCATCCGCAGTAACGTCTTTGGTGGAGCCATCAGTAAACACAGCAACAGCCGCATACTGAGTATCAACGCCGCCAACAACATCGGTTGAACCGTTGATGTTTAATTTTTCCGGCAGCACATCAGCAACGTTACGAACAACAACGCTTGCCTGACTATTCATTTCGCCATCACCTGCACGAATTAAAACAGTCTGGTCTTGTGTAACTTCTTTGGCAGTAAACAAACCAGTTGAATCGATCGATCCGTACTCGCCTCCCTGCAACACTGACCACGAAAGATTCGTGATTGGCTGAGTTGTGTTATCACTCATCAGATAGTGTGCAGTAAAGTTGCCTGTAGTTTTTTCGTCAACAGTAGACGGGCCAACAATTTCAATGCGAACTTTAGTTGCAGCAGCGCCTTTCGCAACAACAGTTTTCTGCGTTGTTTTCGTGATACCGTTTTCAGTATATGTTGCAGACAGAATCAGATTGAGCGAAGGAATATCAATTTTACCAACAGTCAAACGACCGGACGCACCATCAAACGTTGCAAGGCTTGTCGCCGTTGTCAGTTTGAACTCATCAGGTTGCACCATTAAAGTGTGACCGTCAGAATAAGTTGCGAGTACGGTGTAATCGTGTTGTGTGCTTTGCTGAACTTCTGCATCGCCTAAAATTTCCAGCGATTTCAGTTCAACGGTTGGCACGATATTAATCACTGTGATTTTCTTAGTTGCGGTACGCGTATAACCTTTGTAGGTGTACGATGCGCTCAAAGTAATCTCAGTATCCTGTGTGACCTGATTTGCGTTAACCGTTTTATTAACGATGTACGCAACAGAAACATTGCTGCTTGTGAAAGTATCAGGATCAACGGTGCGGTTGGTTCCGGTATTCATAATCGCTAAGAAGCGATAAGCACTGGCGCGACCTTCGATGATCGTATCAGCACCCTGAATAATGAAATCTTCCATGAACTCTTCTGTAACTTCTTTAACGATTGTGATCGTTTTCTTCGCGTCAATAAACTGGTTATTGGTTTTCGAAGTGAAGCCAGCTTGAAGTTCAACAGAGCGGTTTGCTTCTGTTTCTTTTTTCGCAGTAACTTTGTTGCCGTCGATTACAGTGTAAGTCGAAGGAACCGCGTTGAAGAAATCAGGAGTTACTTGCTCTTTGTCGCCGTTAGACCACACAGCAATAAACGTATAGCTGGCGGTGCCGCTGCTTGCAATGGAACTTGCGCCGTTGATTTGCAGTTCAGTCATGCGCTGCGCTTTCACTGTAACTTCTTTTGTTCCAGTGTAAGAGTTTCCGTTGTACTCATACGTTGCCGTAAGAACACATTTGGTATCAGCATCAATGCGTGAACCTTCACCGATCATTCCAGTGAGAATCAAAGCGTTTTTATCTACCGTGAAATTGGTTGGGTTAACTGCAACCAAACCGCCTTTCTTAAACAGAGCATACACAATGTAAGTGTCGCGTTCACGGAAGAAAAGAGAGTCCTTGCCTGCAATGCTGATAGATTCGATTTCGTCATCCGGAACAAACACGTTGCGAATGTGAAGATCGTACGTGCCAACAATTGTTTTGCCGTACACAGGATCTTTCAGTTTAGCAGTAACTTTCAGAACAACGTCAGCGCCTAAATCCGGAGCGGTAACAATGCCCTGCTCAGAAATCGTTACACCGACTACGTTTTCTTCCAGCGACCAAACTACGCCAGTTGGATCTTGAACAACGTTGTTTTCCCATTCAGCAGTTGCCACAAGTTTTACGCTTGTGTTATCGCTCATGTAACTTGCGTTACCGGGTAAACTGATTCGCAGATTCAAAAGACGCGGTGAAGTCCAATCCACATTATCGAGAGAAGGCTTTCGCCATTCCCCAATGTACTTGTGAATATCCATAGGATCACGACCCACGATGGCAAGCACAGCGCCAGCCACAGGAGTAATGGAACTATCGACCTGCGCAAAGTCTTTACTGTTGATTCGAATTTTCGTGCGAGGATAGTCTGCATGATCGTGAGAAGTTGGATTGCGCTTGTCACTCATTCGCGGATCAGAATCGCTCACAGCAATCGACGCAGTTTGGTTATCTTTCAGAATAACTTTACCGATGCGCGTGGTGCCTGCAATCGGAGTGTTAAGCTGGCCGGGATCGATTCCCAAATCAAACGCATTCTCCACGATAGCGCGGAAAAACTGCGAAGACTTAAACAGGTTCGCGTAGTCAGAAATTTCTTCCCAAGTACCGCGATAAGTTCCATCAGAAACGTGCGAAGTACGCAGCAGAACTTTTTGAAACTTAGGCGAAAGCGGATTGCCGTCAATCCAGATCAGGTTATACGGTTTATCAGCAAAGCTGGGTTCCGTGTAACTCACAACAACCTGATAAACATCTTTCTGGTTGTTCGCGTACGGTTTAAATTCGTACGTGATTGGATTGCGTGGAGTCAGGCCGCGCATACGCGCAAGCTGAATATACTTTTGAGCAAACGCCAAAATGTTAGTTACTGCCATTGTCTGCCTCCAAAAGATCAGCACTATCAATAGCTGCATATTCGGCAACGCTGGCATCTTTCGCAACGAAAGTTGTTCCGTTTGTTCCTTTAACAGCATCAACGTCAATCTTGCCCGTTGAGTGTTTTAATTCCTTCGCAGGTTTTTCCGGATGCGTATGATCTTTCGGCTTACGCGCATCAGTATTGCGAGGATCGTTTTCAGAAACAAACGTCGGGCGATCTTCTGCCGCTGCTTTCGTAGTTAAACGAGCAACGCCGTAATCGTCTTTCGTTGCCAAAGGCAGTGCTGCACCCGATGGCAGATCTTCTTGTGCGTAAAACTGAGGTGCCCACAGTGAAGAAACTTCTTTCACTTCCACCCAAGTATGTTTGAAATCCGTTGACGCTTCTTTAGAAGTACGCGTCAGCAGTGTGCGATAAAACTTTTTCGTTGTATCCATACACAGCCAGACCACGTTAAGAGGCAACGGAATGTCTGTCGGTTCGGTGTCTGAAACAACAAAGCTCGCCGTCGTATTCAAAACCGGATTCACTTGACGCACAACTTGCGCGGAGCGAAGAGTTTCAAAATTCGTTACAGAAAGCAATGCAGAAATAATCTGATTGAAAGTAGGCAGTAGAGTTGTTGTCATTTCAGTTCACCTTCCTTCAATTTACGCCAAGTAAGTGTGTCATCTTCAAACACAAGTACCTGTCCGATTTTTGGTGAAGCCTGATCTTTCACCGGAACACTTTCAGCACCAGCCGATTTATTCACGCTGAACAAACTTGCAGGCGTTTCCGGATGCGAGTGCTCAAGAGGCGGGCGATCATCAGTAAGCGTAACATCGCCTTCCTGAATCACTCGCGCTTCTGCTTCCGGATAGGAAAGATAACCAACGCCGTGAGTTAAAACAGTCGCCACAGGTGGAAGTTGCCCGGCAATAATTCCAATATCAGATTCGGAATAATGCTGCTCACCCATCGCGTCGTCATAAAAATATAACTCTTCCCAAACATCGTTGTATGGGTTTGCGCTGTCGTGTGAAGTACGTTTGAATGCGCTACGGAAAGTTTCGGACTCAGGATTAAAATCAATCCGTACCGCGTTTTCAGGTAACACAACATAACGAGGGATCGAATAGCCGCAGAAGAAAACCAAACCTAAAGAACTCCCTTCCACCGGAAGGCGGAAGAGAATCGGGTTTTTATTCTGACTATGGATATTCGTTAGAAGTTCAACACTTTCGATAAACTTCTGTAACTTTAATTCCATGAGTCTTCTCCAGAAGAAGCATTAAATCACAGTAGCGCGACTGCCTTTCGGGTTAATGTTGAAACGATAAATCAAACGACGAGTCATGCGCGTAGGATCAAGAATAATATCAATGATCAAATCGCCGTTCTCAATTGTCTGATTGGTGTTATTCGTATCGTCACAAATAACCTTGTAGCCAGCGGAACCAGTGCTGCCAGTACGCAGACCACGCGCCAAACGAATTTCTTCGAGGAATTTTTCAATCTTACCAACAAGCGAATCGCGAAGAATGCTGTCGTTAGGATCGAACAATCCAATGCGTGATTGACGGTGCGCAACTTCAAGAACGTAACCAACCATTCGTTGAATCGGCACTTGCTGGAATGCGCTGTCAGTGTTCAGCAGTGTGAACGCTTCCCAAATCGCATACCCGCCGCCAAGCTGTTCAGGCAGTTTACGCAGATAGTTAATCTGCTCACGCGCCAGAGCATCACGCGCAGGCTGATCGTAATAACTGTTTGAGCCGTAGATCTGCAAGTTCTGCGATGCGGTGATACCCGCAGGCGCGAACCAACTACCGCGATTGTTATCGGTGTAACAGTAAGCCGCAGCCACCTGTCCAACAATCGGAACCCAAATATAACGACCAGTATCTTCGTCGAACTCTTTGATGTGCGGAGAATACAGACTCATATTTTTCGCATTCAAGTTTAAAGTCTGACGACGATAGCGAATTGCTTTTGCTGGCGTTTGTTCAGTCATTGGAACACTGCCGATTACGTGACAGTTGATGTGGTTGTTTGCAGCCAGCACCATTCCACGGTGAACGATATGATCATCCAGACCGCCAGAAACCATAATGGTTACGCGCACTTCTTCCGGATCACCAAAGTAATCCTGATACGCTTGCGCCAACATATCGCTTGTCAGTTTATCGCCGTCGCTACCGCCTGCCATGAATGCGAAATCGCTGGTCAGGAAATCAATGTCGTGTTTGAAAAACTCATTCGCGATAAAACGAATAGTTGAACTTTCATCACGCATCACAGTAGTAACGTTGTACTGGCGACCTAAATCGTCAGTGTGATCAAACAGCGTACACTGCATCTGTTCAATCGGAGCGCTTCCCGGTTCGTAGTTTTCAAAGACTTCGACATAGAAAATCTTCGCGTCATACACTTTACGATCAGCAACAGGATCAAGACCTTTCGGCGCAGCAGAGCGAACCTGCATACTGATCTGATTGTTCCAATCGCCGGGGTTTTCACAAATGAAATAACCGATAACGTTATCGTTTAAAACATCCGTGGGCAAAAAGCCAAGTTGGTTTGGATCGTCAACGCCGACTTTGTTACCGTCTGCATCAACGTATGGAGTAAGGCTAAGTTTTGGAACCACAGCTTCCGGATCATCAACAGACAGAACCATCACTGAATATTTTGCATTCTTTGTCAGACGTACATAATACAGTTGGTTAGTTTGTTTTGAAATCTGACGTGCGATGTATAACCCTAATCCGTGTTTCGGATCGCGCTTACCAAAAGTGTTGCTGAGATAGGTAGGGCTGAGAACGGGAACACGCTGATTAACAGGGCCACGTCCTGCACCGCCTACAATAGCAACAACCGAAGTTGACAGAGTTACACCTTCACCCGCAGAAAGATCTTTGGTTGCAGTGTAAACGCCAGCCGACTTATGTGTGCTGTTAATTGACATCTTCATTTCTCCTATAAGGACTAATGAAAATTATTGAGATCGTAGGAGAAATGAAAAAGGGCAGCATAAATGCCACCCTTTGAGGTTTAAATTTGAATTTGACGATAGTCAGGATTGACTGAGGAATAAAAAGTTTCGAATGTTTTGCGAGGAATAACACAACCAGCGGCATTCGGATGACCAGTACCGCCAAACTTTTCTGCAATTGTTTTGGCACGAACAGAATTTGTTTTTCCGCTGCGTACGCTACAATAAACATCGTCAGGCTTTTCACCAGTTGGATCAACGCGAACAACAAGCACCAAACCAACAGGATGATTTTCTTGAATCCAATCAGCAGTGTCACTACCGATAGCGCGTGACGTACTGATAACCGCGTGAGGACATTCGACAATTTCGTTTGCTTCGAAGATTTTTCCATTCGCTGCAAACATTTTTTCAATCGTCTCATTACGCTC